TACAAGACTGCGAGGTACGTAGCATGATAATGCAAGAAGACATAAATGCATGTTGTAGTACCTGCTATACAGAACTTACCAATGGTAATTGGCAAGAAGGTTGGAAGAAGTACGGTAGGAGACAATGTAAAGATTGTCACGATAAGTACAATGAAGATAGTAACAAGAATCGTATGTGGGTAAATGGCAAGTACATATCTCAAAAACACCCCCTTCATAAAGCAGGTACATACAAATCCTTTGGTGATCTAGCCTTTGGTTCGTTAAAAAACTACAACCAAATCAAAGAGGGATATGTGTACGCCATTGTAAATAGCGCATGGCCTGAGTGGGTCAAGATAGGTAAGGCACTTGACGCAGAGGACAGGCTAAGTGGATACCAGACAAGTTCACCTATGCGAGACTACAAGTTGGTGTACTCTGTACACTTTGAGGATCGTAACGTAGCGGAGAAAAAGGCACACACAATGGCAGCGTTTAGAACTGCACACCCTTGGAACAAGCATGACAATGGTGAGTGGTTTAAGTTGACACAACAACAGGCAGTAGAAATACTAAAGGAGATTACAGATGATTAAAGTAACATACATAGATCACATGGGTACTGACCTGTCGGTAGTTAATGCGGCACGTGTATCCTTTGGTAAAGTATCTACATGGCATGACCATGACAGTGAAACAGATCAGTATATCTTAAAAGATAAAGATCGTAAGTTGATACACTACTTAGCAGAACATAAACACTTGTCACCTTTTGGTCATTGCTTTGCATCCTTTCATGTTAAGGCTCCCATCTTTGTAGCTCGACAGTTAGTCAAGCATAAGTTCCTACGTTGGAATGAGATAAGCCGTAGGTATGTAGACGATAAACCAACTTACTACTACCCTGATAAATGGAGAGGCCGTAGTGTTGACAAGAAGCAGGGTAGCGAAGGTGTTATAGACTTGTCTACTATAGAAGACTCACCGTACAATACTGCCATACTTGGTTCTGGGAACATGGATGGTCATGTTATAGAAATATCTGAATGGTTACTTGAGACATATAAAACTCTTGTGCGTAATGGAGTAGCACCAGAGCAAGCACGTATGGTGTTGCCACAAAGCACCATGACTGAATGGTACTGGTCAGGTAGCCTTGACGCCTTTGCAGATATGTGTAGCCTACGTACATCTTCTGATGCACAGTACGAAAGTAGAAAAGTTGCAAGTAAGATTAGTGATACCATGTTGAGCTTGTACCCTGTGTCTTGGAATGCGTTGAGAACAACCATGTACAAGGGAGATGAGTAATGAACTGGGTCATGGCTGGCATTAAGATTGGAGAAGTAGGATGAAGGATGTAATAAAGATCGTAGAGATAACCGACAATGAAGATGGCTCTGCCTCTGTACAACTAGAAATGGACTCTGATACGTACCACAAAGTATTTAATGCAGGGTTTATACACTTAATTAAAGAGGGCTTGAAAGGAGAAGAAGATGTACGCAGTGATGTTTGAGATAGAAGAAGGTGAGTTTATATATGATACAGGCAAGGATTGCTTTACATTAAATGATCCTGCTATATACTTTACCGACAAAGAGGAAGCACAGAAACGTGCAGACAAATGGAACACTGGTGTAGTAGTGCCATACATCAGACCAATGACAGAAGATGAACGGAAAAGTTCAGTACAACGAAGGGGATACCTATGACACACGCTACATCAAGCACAGAGATAAGACTACACAGGGCAATGACAGATAACAATCTAACAATTGATGAAGCCATCATTGCAATGGAACTATTTAGAGATACCTTAAATACAAAAAGTCTTGATGTACATAATGAAGGGGTTGACAATCGTGCCAAGATATACGATAACGACTTCACAATACTAGATGATTGGGACAGATGGACCGACTAAAGGGGGCGATACCGACATGAAACACTTAACCCTAGACGTAGAGAATACAGTGGTCAAACGCAATGGCAAGTTACACCTTGATCCGTTTGAGCCAGAGAATACATTGGTTATGGTAGGCATGCTAGATGATCTTGGGAACGAAAACATTATAACTTTCGATCACGCAGAGCAACAACCTACCACAGAGGGTCGGCAAATAGTGCAAGACGCATTAGATGCTGCCCCTCTACTTATTGCACACAACGCACCGCATGATTTGCTATGGCTATGGGAGTCAGGCTTTGAGTATGACGGTGAGGTATTTGATACCTTGTTGGGTGAGTACGTACTACAGCGTGGACAAAAGCAGCCGCTATCTCTTGAGGCATGTGCTGAACGGTACGAATTAGATACAAAGAAACAAGACACATTGAAGGAGTACTTTAAGGATGGATATTCCACACGTGATATACCTCATGGTGAACTATCGGAGTATCTATCACACGATCTCCATGCTACTCAACAGTTGTATAATGTTTTGCAGACATTGTACGAGGGATGCAGTTCACTAATACCAACGGTACAGTTGACCAATCAGTTAGCTGTACATCTTGCACGTATCTATCAACGTGGTTTCAAGGTTGACATGGATGCACTGATGCAGGTTCGTACTGAGTTTGAGCATGAGCGTAACGCATTGAGCATGGCACTTGAGGAGCAAGCCAGTGACCTTATGGGTGACAGACCTATCAACCTCAACAGCCCAGAGCAATTGTCTTGGGTAATCTACAGTCGTAAGCCACACGACAAGAAGATGTGGGCAGACTTGTTTGATGAACGTATGCCTGATGCAGAATACAAACGTAGTATAGCTAGGTACAGCGATAAGTTATACAAGCAAAAGGCATATCAATGCCGTGACTGCAAGGGTAGTGGACAGATATGGAAACAAAAGAAGGATGGTACACGATATGCTAGATCAAATAGATGCAACACATGTGATGCTACAGGTTTTACTTTTAGTAATATACCTACTAGTATTGCGGGACTAAAGTTTACACCACCCAATGCCAAGTGGATTAGTGCCAATGGTTTTGGTACAGGTAAAGACAACCTTGTATTCCTTGAGGGCATTGCACGTTCCAAGGGCATGAAAGATGCAGTTGTATTTCTACAGAATGTACGTAGATTGTCTGCAGTTGAGACATATCTTAGCAGCTTCGTAGAGGGCATAGCAACGCATGTAAAGCCTGATGGTATGCTGCACGTAAGATTACTTCAACATCGTACTGGAACAGGGCGTCTGTCAGGCGCAGACCCTAACATGCAGAACATGCCACGTGGCGGTACATTTCCTGTCAAGAAGGTATTCATATCTCGTTGGCACGGTGGGAAAATCATGGAAGCTGACTTTGCACAGCTTGAGTTTCGTGTAGCTGCGTTCTTGTCACAGGACATGACTGCCATTGATGAAGTAACTACAGGTTTTGATGTGCATAGTTATACTGCACAAGTTATTTCTGATGCAGGTCAGCCTATGTCACGGCAAGATGCCAAGGCACATACCTTTGCTCCTTTGTATGGGGCTAGTGGCTTTGGTCGTAGTCCTGCAGAAGCGGCATACTACCAACAATTTACGACAAAGTATTCTGGTGTTGCAGGGTGGCACAAGTCTCTAGCTAAAGAGGCACTCAACACTGGTAAGATAACTACACCATCTGGGCGTGAGTTTGCGTTCCCTGATGTAGTAAGGCGAAGGTTCGGGGGTGTGACATATTTCACACAAATTAAAAATTATCCTGTTCAATCGTTTGCAACTGCTGACATAGTACCTATATCTCTGATATACATAGACAAGCTACTAACAGCAAACAAGCTACGCAGTTGCGTAGTCAACACGGTGCATGACTCAATAGTAATTGACATACACCCAGAAGAAGAGGAGAAAGTATTACGAGTAATACAAGCAGCAAATGACAAGTTAATACCAATCGTCAATCGCAAGTGGGGCATAGACTTTAACATCCCTCTACTATTAGAGGCAAAGATAGGTCCAAACTGGCTTGACACAAAAGACGTAGCGTGATATAACTATCACTCACCTGATCAAAAACAAGGAGACTTACATATGAATCAAGTTACAACAATAGACACAAACAACTTCGCAGCAATGGCTCAAGCAATGGGCATGAACGCAGAGGCATCACAGAATACAAGCAAGGCAAGTACACTTGCACGTTTGCGTATTCATCACACACCTATCATGGGCCAGCAAGAGGTCAAGGGTAAGATGAAGAACGTAGAAGTAATAGGTGGTGGGGCATACAAGTTGGAGATACCTGACGGTCCTACATACTACGCAGAGGGTGCGACTATACGTCCATTCTTGCAACGGTTTATGTACAAGAAGTTTATCAAGGGCAACGACAATACACCTAACCGTTTCCTCAAGACTGTTATGGCTAACGACCTTAACAGTGACATGAAGGACAATGAGGGTGGCTTCAACTGTGGTAAGCCAGCAGGTTTCATCAAAGATTGGGCTGCACTACCTGATACTATGAAGGAACTAATTAAGTCTATCAAACGTGTTCGTGCATTGTTTGGTGTAGTTGAGTTAGTCAATCCAACAGACGAGAATGGTAATGCAGTCGAGGTAGATGCTACAGCATTTATCTGGGAGATTGATAACCGTGATGCCTTTAAGACTATGGGTGATCAGTTCACCAAGCTGTCTAAGATGCAACGCCTACCACCTCAACATAATATCTCATGTACTACACGGGAAGTACCACTACCAAATGGTAGCAGCTTCTATGTACCAGAGGCACAGCTTGACTTGGGTACTACCATTGAAATGGACAACGATGCACAGGAAGTCTTTGCTAACTTCATGGCATGGATTGAAAACTACAATGTGTACATTCTTAATGCATGGGAAGACAACATGCACAAGAATGAGGACGTAGACACAGACACTGTAGAAGAGTTTGTGGACATTAACGAAGAAGACTTCGTGTAATGGACATGCCAATGACAGGCATTGTCTATGACATGTCAAATGAAGAGTATCACAAACGTGTAGGGTACTCTTCGTCTGCCATTAAAACGGTGTGCAAGCAATCGCTTGCGCACTACATGGCACAGAAACCATTAGGTGATAGCCCTGCATTTGCGCTTGGCTCTGCCGTACACGCTACGTTGTTAGAACCAGAGCGTGACTTAGTTATCAAAGGTCCAAAGACTAGGGCATCTAAGATGTTCAAGGACTTGTATAACAACAGGACAGAAGATGAAGTAGTTCTTACAGAAGTAGAATACTACGTACATAGGAAGATGTGTCAGTCTGCACTAGATAATACTACGTGTAGTAAGATACTAAAAGACAAGCGTAGGGTTACAGAAAGTAGCATCTTTGTAGTAGATAAAAACACGGGTCTTAATTTAAAGACAAGACCAGATCTGTACATACCTGACACTGGTGAGATATTTGACATTAAGACTACTGTTGATGCGTCACCCAAGGGATTTGCAGAACAGGTAAAGAAATATGCCTACCATATACAGGCAGCGTTCTATGTGTATACATGCAAGATGGCAGGACTAAAGGCTAAAAAGTTTAGCTTCATTGCCGTAGAAAAGACTACTCCATACATCGCTCACTTACACAAGGTAAGTCCTGAATTACTTGAGTCAGCAATAGATACAGTAAAAGAAACGCTTGAGTCAATTGCAGAAGCAAATGAAAAGGGTGTCTTCACTACTGGTTGGGGTGAGTATTCTACCCTAAAGCTAGAGGACATCTAGTACTATGAATAGCAAGCAATTCTCTGCAGCTATGAAGCATGGGTATAGGAGTGGACTAGAGGTTAGAACCAAAGACTATCTCATTGAACATAAGATGAAGTTCAAGTATGAGGAAGTCAAGATTGAATGGGAAGACCTTATGTACCGTACCTATACCCCTGACTTTGTGTTAGCTAATGGTATTATCATTGAGACAAAAGGATTGTTCTCAGCAGATGATAGGCGCAAGCATTTGGCAGTTAAGATGCAACACCCAAAGCTAGACATAAGATTTGTATTTACTAGTAGTAGACGCAAGTTAAGTAAGGGTGCTAAAACTACCTATGGACAATGGTGTACTAAACATGGTATACCTTTTTACGATAGGATCATTCCAGAGGAGTGGTTAAAAGAAAAAGGAAAGGACATGCATCCAGCATTGATACAGTGTCCATACAAGAAAGTAAAAAGGAGATAGATCATGCAGATAGAAGATAGAATATTTATGGAGTTTGATGCCAATGATTACATTGTAAGACTATCTCCGTTTTTAGATAAGAATGGTACATGGACAGGAGAACTACTAGTAGGCACTGTAACTACAGAAGAAAATAATATGTCAGATGATGATCATTATAATCTAATGCAGATAACTAAGATGGTGTGTGCAGCAGTTCCGGGCATGGAAGAAGATGAGTACATACGTAACACGTTAACCTCTATTGCAGAAAGAGTAGAGGCAGAAGAAGAAAAGCCAGAGAAACCCAAGGTACAGAGTGTAGAAGAAAATGTTATTAGCGTTAACTTTAATTGAGAGGGAGAACAACCATGAATGTAACTAAGTTTGCAGAGGCTGCAAGCCTATTAGATGTAATGCCAGAAGAGGATGAAGATATGGTAAACTCACCTGCTCATTACAACTTTGCAGGAGTAGAATGTATTGATGCCATTCGTGCAGCTACAGGTGAGGAAGGTTTCTCCTTCTATCTACAGGGTAACATTATGAAATACCTGTGGCGGTTCAAGTATAAGAATGGTGTAGAGGATCTGAGAAAGGCTCAATGGTATCTCAACGTACTCATTGATGATCAAGATGATACTTAAAGTATTCCTTACTCTTGAAATAGACGAGGACGAATATCAGATGCCAGTAGATAACTTTATCAACGATGAAGTACGAGAGGCATTACAAGAGTTCATCTATGATGTAGATGGTATGACAATTAAATCAATTAGAACAGTAGCGGAGTAATATACATGAACAATTATTTACCAACAGACTATCAAGCATTTATACATACGTCACGCTACGCCCGTTGGCTGGATAGTGAAGGACGTAGAGAGACATGGGCTGAGACAGTGGCACGATACATGGATAATGTAGTACGTAAGTCTACAAACATAGCACATGCCCACTTTGATAAGATAGAAGAGGCCATACTATCTCTGGATGTTATGCCATCTATGAGGGCAATGATGTCAGCTGGCCCTGCACTAGACAGAGACAACACCGCAGGGTTCAACTGTAGTTACTTACCTGTAGATGATCCTAAGTCTTTTGATGAGGCTATGTACATCTTGCTGTGTGGTACAGGTGTAGGCTTCAGCGTAGAACGTCAGTCAGTACGTAAGCTACCAGAAGTACCTGAGTTGTACGACAGTGAGACTACAGTGGTAGTTAAGGACAGTAAGGAAGGTTGGGCTAAAGCATTACGTCAGGTACTTGCA